CGCTTGAAAGCAAGAGCAGGATCAGCAGCAGCCATGTCAGCTTTCTCTTGTGCATCCTTGTGCTCCTTCTGCCTCTGACTCTTCTGTATCATGCTAAGGAGCACCTCAAGGATACTCCCCAGCACGGATAAGAACTTCAGCATGCTTTATTACTCGACCTTACTGGTCTGCTTAGCCTTCCCTACGTTCAGGGCGAGCCAGTCAACTACCTTGTACACCTTGGCTACCCATGCGTCATCTTTCGGGGTAGGGGTCAAGGCAGCTATAGCCGAGGCGCATGCTACGATGCTACCAAGGATAGCCACGATCTCTACACTGTTCTGCATTACGTAATCAATCAGCATCTTAATAGTTTCCATCATGCTTCCTCTTTATCCTTCTGCACTTCTTTCAACTCCATGCAGGCTATAGTTATCTTCAGTAGTCTTCGCATCCACCCTTTACCGAACGCATCGAAGTTCTTGTTCTGCACGTACCTGTCGGACCTGAGCAGCAGGAACTTCTCAAGCACGCCGGGGGCCTGCACAGCCTTTAGCGTCTTAGGCCCAATGATCCCATCAGGACGCGCCCCAGCCGCCACCTGCAAGGCCCGGCGGGTCCATGTGGCCCCTTGGTTCACCGCAGCGTCCAAGGCCGCCAGCGCGATCTCAGGGGGCATCTCAGCGGCCCGCACAGCGTCGAAATAATCCCGGCGATAAATCCTTCCCGCCTGCTCCTGCGACAGCGCAGCGATCCCCTCACGGCCCAGCCAAGGGTACGAACGCAGGGAGATTCCTAAGTTCGTCAGGCCACCGGGGTCACGAGGATTATCGACGAGGCCACCTTCGTGCTTCAGTAGCACATCCAGCAGATGGGGCTCGAGGGTACGTGTGTACCCCCGTTCCCGCAGCAACTTCTCTACCTTATGGGAGAGTAAACTCAGGTTTAACAATTTCGGCCTCCTTGCCATGCGTTGCGAGTTTGTGCTGGTACTTAGCAGCCTCGGCATGCATGGCTTCTCGCCGTGCAAGGATAACCCGCTTCTCAGCCTCGCGGTCAGCATAGCACTCTTTGAGATACTTGGCGAGCACCTGCAAGGTCTGCTTGATAGCATCATGCTGTTCTTTGTCTGTACAATTCTGGCATGCTTTGATACCAGCTTCTCGGAGTTTGTAGGTAACGCCAGTAGAATCAGTGTAGAAAGGCAGATCATTAGGAATCGTAGCCATTGCATTTCCTCATCTCCGTACAGTTAGCGCCGTACCGACAGGCGTCGCATGACGGAGTTCTTTTTAGGTTTAACTAGACCGTAGTCTCGACCCTCACCAAGAGGATCACGCATTTTCTTATACCACTCCTTAGCCTGCTCTCGCTTCTGCTGAGCCTCACCATCTTGGGCCATACTCTGCACCCAGAACAAGCAAGACATGGCTAGGGCCTCAAGTCTATCATCATGCAGTAATGCACCACGCTCCTTCGTAATCCGGAGCAACTGGTACAACCAGCTGTACTGCGCACGAACATCCATGCTGTACTGCTGAACCGAGGCCCAGTCTTCTTCTATACAGCGAGGATCGATAACAAACTTACCGTTACCGAGTAGAGGCTCGAGTACACCAATGATACGTGACTCTTTCTGCCCTGTGTTCCAAGGCTCGTCGAGTCCGCACTTATGCTCCTTCAATATCATGGGCATCAGGACAGCAGCGTACATACCGTTACCGTAGTTCTTCTCTACCCCTATAGTATCCGGCTTCCATCTCTTAGCTACGTCAACGAGCTGCTGCAAGCTAGGCGTATCCAGGCCACCTTTGACCCCACCTATCTCAACAGCATGAATGTACCCATTAGCGGCACGGGTAACAGCATACCCAGTTTCGTCAGCGTTAGCTCCACCACCAGCAGGATCAATGAACATGTGCGTCCCTACGAACCCGGTATGCTCATCAGTACTCCTACTAGCTCTGTACAGCCTAGCTTTGATAGGGAATCCAGCAGGCAATTCAAACCTGTTGTTCTCACTAGCTACTGCCGTAATCAAGCAAGGGGCGCGCTCTCCGCACTCAGCTACAATAAGACGCTCTGGCTTCAGCGGATACCTAGCAGCATCCATGAGCCTAGTGTCCAGCATGTGCTGTAACTGGAAGTACGCAGGCCCCTGATCCCGCTCCTTCTTGCACAGAGTTTCCTCGTCAAGTAGAACGCTATCAGTCACCTGTCCACGGTCCCATGTAACACCTGCACCCTCTCTCAAGTACGGGTCTTGCTGCATGCGCTTGGTTATCATGGGAGCTAGCAGTCCTTGGTAGTTCTGCTCCTCCTTAACTGTGGGGTATCTTCCGGGCCATATTCTGACCGTGTAGCCACGAGCGGGTAAGGAGTTGTAAATACTGTCAATACTCTGTGGAGTGCCCAGATAGATGATCCGGCCAGTACTACAAATCGAAGTGAACTCCTTCGTCAGGAACCTCAGAATCTCGCGCTGTGCCTCAGTCTGTGAGTTCTTGGGAGTCTCGATATCGTCAGCAATCAGGACATCAGCACGGTTGCCTGACAGCGAACCAGTGATGGGCCTGCACTTAATACTAGGAGACTTCTCAGCGCCCTTGAGACTGTGATGAATGTCAAAGGCTTTTACGCTGCACCTATCCCCGGCCTGCATGTCTGGCAGGAGGCACTCTAGTTCTGGCATGCCTCGGATGATCTGGATAACCCAGTTCGATATTTCAGATGCCATGTCCTCTGTACTGGATACGATGAGGACACGAGTTGTAGGTGCATGGATCAGTCGCCACACAGCATAAGCCGCCGTGATGGTGGTCTTGGCCTGACCGCGCTGCGCCTGTATCATTATATAAGTAGGTCCGAACTGCAAGAATGATGCGATATCAAGCTGTAGCCACGAGCAGTTGAAGCCCAGCAAGCTGGTCATTACATCATACAAGAATGTACGAAAGTCTTTGTAATGCGCTTGCAGGGCTTCTAGTTCTCGCCAGCGAACAGCAGCCTGCTCGTTTGATTCCATACTTACTGCCTCGCCATTTCCTGCATCTCGTCGAGATCGAAGCTAGGCATCTCAGATCGAGACTTCAGCTTATCCTTCAACCTACGCTCAGTATTAGTGAGTTCAGTAAGGACTTCTGGCTGGCAGGTAATGTCATTGTTCTTTAGGAACGAGTTGATAGCGTTCAACAGACTAGGATTTACAGCAGACATCGCAATAGCCTTCATCTCCTCGTCCTCGGAGGACAGGGCATCGATGATGCTCTGCAACGCCATAGTGTACACCTTAGTCTGAAGTGCATGCAGCTCGTTCAGTTCGCGCTCTGGCGCAGACTTCTTAGCCATATTGTACTCCACTGGCTAGGACACCAACAGCAGTTGCAAATAGCAACCACAGGATGCGCTCTACCCATTTACTGTTATTACCATCTTTCTCACGCTCTTTCTCTAATGCTCGAATACGCGCCTCGTGATCTACTGCCACAGCCTCTGTGTGGTCGATGCGTAGATCACAGGTCGCGTTACTAACGAGCAAGTCTGACAGCTTTGTGAGAAGCTCCTCTATGCGGTCGAACCGCTTACCTTCTGTGCATCCGTGCTCTGCCATGTCTAATCCTTATCCTTGGAGTACCCATAGGCGAGTTTGTTCTGCTCCAGCGAGACGCACGGCCTCGATTAGCTGCGCCTTTGTGACCTGCGTAGACTCGTTGTTAGCCTGTACCCATGTCATTGTCTCTGTATCATTCATAACAACAGCAGCTCTTGTCATACGGGTCTGTGCAGTCTCATCACCATCGAAGAGTATGCCGTCTACTTCAACCACAATGGAGGCCACAGCCGTCTCACGGCCTTGCTTGAAGAGTTCACGGGTTTGTTGTGTCTGCAAGGCTGTTAACTTATCTTGGTTTACAGTAATCTTACTCAAAGCGCCCTCCAATTCCGTCAGGGTTCGAGAAATCGACTACCCACGATTCTTTTGGTGCGTCGGGTAGCTCCGAAATATCAATAATAATAAAAGGCACTCCATCTGGTACGTCTCGCATCGCAGTCACCAGATAATTAATCTGGTCTGTTGGAGCCATCACAGATATGGAGTTATCTATTTCAAATACTATGCACTTCATTGAACCCCTCCTAACATTATATCAACCGCATCAACAGCGGTAGTACTAGAAAAAACTTGTATCCTAACACTATTGACAGATTTCCCATCAGTGTTATGCACAGACAAGCTTATGATACTGTTAGTCACACCCCTCTGGACGCTACCAAATATAGCATAATTCGCATCGTTCATTGGAGTTGAAAAAGTTATAGTGTAATCGCCTGTTCCGTTTTTTGTTACACTACTAACATTTCCACTTGCCTTTATGTTGGGGGACGCGACTGTTCCGTCAAAAACAACCCACCACCTCGCCACATACATCGGGGCGTTCCCGGCTACGTTGAGGTCCTCTTTCTCTAGCTTGACACTCTCAAGCCTGTTAATATCGTTCACAACCGCGATAGCATTCAGTACGTTGGGGTCACTGAGGACATCGTACGCTTTGATGCAAACAAGACCGTCAGCAGACGTGATGCTGGGCACGCGGAATGTAGTGCTGCCATCGCCGGGGGAATACTGAGTGTTCGTCCAGCTTGCATCGTCCACGCTGATGTTCCCGCTTCCTTGTGCATACACCCACAGGTCCGGGTACGCGGCGCGGCTCTTCAGCCCGCCATCGGATTCGATGGCTCCAGCCGGTGGCGTGCCCCCCGTCACCACGAGCAAAGACCCGACGGGGTAGTTGCTCAGAGCGGCGTTGTTCACGATGGTCTGGCACTGATCGACATACCCACTCAAGGTACTATCACCAGCCAAGGTGACACTGATGACTTCCCAGTTGGTTGTTGCAGTGACAGGTTCAGTAAGGGTGATGGTGTTAATGTCGGTGTAGATTAGTGCAGTATCTGCGTCCTGCTTCACACCATTAAGATACACAGCGACATTCTTGAGTGCGGGGTTATAGGCCCAAGTCAGAGTGATCGTGTCCTGTCCAGTAAGGAGGACACCACGGGATTGCATGACACCAATAGAGTCAGCAGCGGTCTGTGCGTCTACAACACTCAACGCTGCGGCGTCGGCGTGACCAGAAGCAATTCCTGCCTGTGCGGTAGCAATATCGGCTTGGGTTGTAGCAGTTGTAGCATGCGCAAGGGCTGTGTCTCTGTACCCGAGGGCTGTGTCTCTGTACCCGAGGGCTTCCAATGCACTCCCAGCAGCAGCGATCGCGGCATCAAGTGCATCCTGCCTGTACGGGCCAAGTGCCCCGACAGTAGCAATACTGGTTGGGTCATCAGGATCAGTAAAGATGTTAGTCAGCTTGTACCCGTTCATGTTTATGTCTGTAAACACGCTTGTCAGGCCATAGCCATCCAATACCTCATGCAATGCCATCATCAATTGCAGATGACTCTCGTCAAGGGACGGATAGTCCAAGATACTACCATTCGCGTACAGGTGCAGCAACAGCTCTTTAGGTACGATCCTTCGGAATACTATCGGTGCACCAACAGCAGGTACAGAGCCAAGAACCTCGATCATACCGGGATCGCCGGGCACATCAGTAATCTCTCTGTACAGTGGCGCACCGAAGGCATCAACTTCATTATCTACTCGACAAGTAACGTACGCACGCTTTAACTCACCAAGAGAAAACTGTACGGGGAAGCGTGTAGTTACACCATCTCCCGCGTACTCATAAAAACTATACCCAGAATTAATAGGCATACAAGCTCCTTGTGGGGAGGCGGACCTCCCCGTTAAGTTTTATCCTTAAAGCTAGGCTACTCTTCTATATCAGTTCTAGCAGCGTCCCAAACCCTACCCATGAACATAGCGCCTCCTACGACAGGTAAAACCTGCATGGCTCTCTTGTCGCTGGCTGTGAACTCCGCGCCGGGAAGTAAACCAGCCATAGCAGCAGGAATCCCACGCGCCCTCTCAGCTACACTAAGCAGAGGAATACTTACCTCCTGTGCGTATCTACCGCCCGGAGCGTACTCCTCAAGGCCAGTCATTACAGCGAACAGGTCAATGCCAGGAGCAGTCCAACCTATTGCGTTATTCAGAGAGAACGCCCTACGAGCAAGATACTCTGGGGTCATCTCTCTTCCTTCTGTACCAGCAGAGATAACAGCAGCTAAGCAGGCAGTGCCCATACCCCACGAGGTCAGAGCAAGTAACTGCCCATCCTTTCTACCTGCATGCCTTAGGAACTGCTTCTTCATAGCTAGCAGAGGGAAGTTCATAAGATGCCCGAAGATGGCCCAAGATGGATCATGCAGCCATTGCATACTCTCTCCTGCGAGAGATCGCTGAGTCATCTGTCTAGCCAACCTAAGCGAGGCCAGCCCGAAGTCCTCCCTGATCCTGTTAGGCCAACGAGAGACATTCATAGTAGCAACGTGCCCGTCAGCCCTGAACTCAATAACACCGTCATCTACGAGCTTCTGCAAGGATTTAATGGACTGCGGGGTTACACCCATACTCTGGAACATATCATTCAGATCGGCAGCCTTACCCGCCTTCAGCCCACGGAATATCTTGTTGGCCCCCGCTATAGCTCCCAGATTCAACTGAGCCTCTACAACCTTTGTGTAGCCTGATATCATGCTCTGTAAGTGCTGCCCTCTAGCGAGGATAGAGTCGAACGCTTGGGCCACTCTGCTGCTTGAGGTAATGGTATCAAGAGCAGCGTCCTGTGCGAAGTCTGACCGAAGTAGTCCACGCTCGTACGCAAAATTACCCAACAAGAACCCAAAGTCTTCAGCTAGAGCTTTCTTGTGTTTACCAAGAGAAGCCTGAGTCATGACCTTGGATGCACGAATGAAGTTCTCCATACCCGTAGCAGATATAATAGCACCAGTCTCTGCACTCTGAGTTATACCCAGTTTACTGAGTAGGGAGAGGTTTACAGACCCCTTAGCCCGTCGCATCCATGGGTTGATATGCTTGTCCACAGTTCCCGGCTCGAAGTATTCAAACATATAGTCAAGGAACTCTTCAACCTTAGCCTTATCTGCTTGGCTTACGTTACCAAGCTCCTTTTTAACCTGAATCTTGATAGCTTCCATTTTACGCTTACTATCAATACCGTGTCTACTAAGCGCTATACGCTTACTCATGGTGTCGGAGTACCTGTACAGTACACCCTGTAGATCATTATCCACAAGGTCTATGATCTTCACACCATCGTACTCACCAGCCAAGTCAATGTTAGTTCTGCGTCTACCGTAAGACACAGTACTCTTCTCTACATCACTAGCACTGAGCTTATTAAGCATGGCTTCAGCCTGCTCTTTAGTAGCACCATTATCAACGAGAGCCTCAACAAGCAGGTCGCGAGAGTCATCGCTCTTGAGTAGTGCTTGGATGTTGGTGTCCATAACATCACCCTTGGCAAGCTGTCTACGGATCAACGCTAAGGAAACCTGATTAGCTACCTCTTCAGACATGTCCGGATTAGCGCTCATGTACGCATGTTTCAAAGCGTTACCGAGTTTCTTTCTAGCAGCCTTTGCACTTCCGGTTATTCCCTCTAATCGTATAAGCTCAGCACGTAGGCGGTCAGGATGCCACGGCATAGGAATATAAGCGGCCTTCTCCTGTAAGTTCTCAAAGCCGGGTACAGCGCGTTCTCCACCGAACCCGCCAGCACCCTCCTTACGGAACTTTTCAGACATGTCACGAATACCGGCTAGGACATCAGCAACATCATCATCAAGTCTGACTGGTCTGTTCAGATTCAAGTCGTTAGCCTGCATCAGCACTCGTCTGTTCAAGTCTTTGACGTACGCATCTCTACCCTTCAAATCCATAGGCGATAGGCCCTTACGCTTCCACGCAGCCTGAACTACTGAATCATATATCTGAGCTTGCGGTTTGTATGTGTGTCCAATAAGGAACTCATTTAGCATAGCGCCTGATCTGTTATTGACGATAAGCCCATCTGCGAACTCAAACAAACTAACAGCTAAGGAGCGCATGGTTGCACTACCTGATTCCCACAATCTAGTTGCGTCGTCAGCGAATGGACTATTAGCCAAAGCCTTCCTGAACTTAGCAGGCCAGCCTTCACCCAATGCTTTCCTAGTATCAAGGTCAGCTACAAGAGCAGCAGCCCGTTCTCCCATAGTACCTTCATCACCTACGAATACACGAGCTCCTGTGTAGTCGTTGATAACATGATCCAGCCCATCTATTGCCTTGATAGCATCAGGGTCTTGTGCGTTCTCGGCTAGGTCTTTCGCCGCGTTGTGCATAGCCTCAGGAGTACCTCGCCATTCTTGCTTACGCAGTACGTACGGATCGAATGGCTGAGGATCAGTGCGCGGAGTACTACCGTCCCACTCAAATGCACGCATAGGATTAACAGCAGGATCAACCCACTCAGCCTTAGCCGCTGCCGCTCCTATCTCGTCATCCACAATCTTAACACTCATACCAGCACTTGGTTGAATTCCACCTAATGCCCCACCTAGTGTAAACCCCATAAGTGCTGCTACAGGCAACGTACTCCAATCATTTGTCTCACCAAAGGTAGCAAGCCCGGCCTCAGTTACTATTGCTGAAGCACCACCCACCGCCGCACCTCGTGCTATACGGGCCATAGTAGTCAGATTCTTTGCAGCCGTAAATCCAGGCACAAGCAAAATATCTAGGTCGAGGGAAGCGGCGGTCATGCGGGCTAATCCACCAATAAATCCATTGTCTGACAACTTCTCCTGAGCTTTGATTTCTTGCAGCACACTGTCCCTCAAATCCATAGCCTCTTCTAATGAAGCTACGCCTTTGAATTTATCATGCCACATGCTTGGTATTCCGTCCAACAGTGCTTTGCTGTGTTGAGTGAAGTCATAGTTTGGGTCGGCTTTGTATTTGTGCTTTCGAACCATGGCATCATAAAAGTTTTTACCAAAGTTATCCAGACTAAATGCATCCTGCACCAAGTCTATGTATCCAGCCTCCTCTCGCTGCCTGTTATCATGCTCTGCTATCTCTTGTGCGCTGACAGGCCCGAAGAGATTCACGCTCTTAACAGTAGGCTCGTCTGGCATAAGGTCAGCAGGAATCTCTTCGAACACGTCCATATAACTCTCCTTACTATTGTGCTATATTACTTAGGACAGACTCTGGTGTAACTCTTGGCGCTTTCCCAATAGTAGTCTCCCTCCACTGTTCATAAAACTCACCAAGCTCTGTGGCCGTTACTTCTCTAGACGCGCCAAATGAACCATCATTCAATCTAGGCTGCATGAACAGAGTGTAACCGTCCCGTCCTTTGGTTAGTTGTACATTCAACTCTGGCACATCTCTGTACGTCTGGCTGAGTTTTGTACCTAAATACCCCATAAACGCCCCGCTGCCTCTGGTGGCTATCTCTGAATCAAACCACTGCTTTCCAAATAGAGTAGGCCCGTTAACTTTGAGAAACTCCACAAGAGCCTCGTGCGGAGCACCCGACTCTGTTTTATACTTAGACATACCCAGGACTTCATGAAGCTCGTCATCGCCTTCTGGTACAAGTATATTACCAACTACGTACGCCGCCTTTGACTGTATCTCCGCAGCGGCCAACTCTCCTGCTTGGGTAGGAGTCAGTCCTGTGTTCTGCATCCAGTGTCGTTTAGCACGTCTAGTCACATCCTCAAGGAACTCGTACTTACCAACCGCACGACGCATCTCCCAAGTGCTTATCTCGTTAACACTGCCACGCTTTGTAGTAGTAAATGGGTTAAGACTCGGAACCATCTTCTCGACTGCGGCAAGAGCGATGTCTTGCATCGTCTCATTGAACCCCTTCGTACCAAACACCGAGTCTGCCGCGCCCATGTCTATGCCACGTCTGGAATTTGCAGCAGCCTGCTTGAGGGATTCGCCCTCATTCAGGTCAGTACTTAGGTCCAGCTCCCGCGCCATGAGAAACATAGCCTTAGCCTGATCTGTATTTAGATGTTTCAGAGCTAGGGCTGGATTAATGTCGTACAAAGGTGCAAGACCAAGATAAGCCTGCATAACTCCTGCGTACACCTCACCCTTCTCGTTTGAGATCAGATTAGTGTTGAAGGCCGCTGTAGAAAATGCTGCCTGTTCATCGTCCACAACCCCGTAACGGTCTATAGCTGTAGCCATTCTAGTGATAGCTTCTTTGGTGATCCCGTCAGGAGGTACTACACCATCGCGCACATCACGCAGCAGGTCAGCGTCGATCTTCTGACGAATGCGCTGAAAAGCTACGGCCTTCTCTTTGGCATCCAGAGTGTACATGCTGTTAGTGCTAATAGCCCGGTCTGCTGTAGCTATCAACTCAGCCTGCTTCATGTAGTCTTCATTGGCTTTTTCCAGCATACGGGCATGCGCATCAAGAGCACGCGCCCTGTCAGCATCTAACTTGTTCATGTACACATTAGCAGCACCGTGCAGGTCTGACGCCATGGCCTGTAATGTCTTGTTCCCCTTATTGAACTTCCGAGCTATCACCTCACCATTTGCTAAACCCTGCTCAAGGGTGATGCTACCAGACCGTACAGCGCGCTCGTTAGCAAACATCTCAGAATGCAGCTCTGCGTTGTACTCATTTTCCTTGTCTGCTTGGAACTGCGAGAATGCCTGTATAACAGCAGACTCTTCTGCAAGGGTAGTGCTGAATCTTTCCCGGATACCGGGCATCCCGCCCAACTTATCCAGTATCTTCCTGCCGCCCTGAGAGAGCTCAAGTCTGGCAGCTTCAAGGATCACTTCTTTTCGGTCTGCTTCATTCAAGCCTTGCAGAGGGCCGGTGTACATCCACTTACCGTCCTGCTGCTCACCAAGCATGGCAGTAAGAGCCTTATCAGACTCTGCGTCCTCCAAGGAACTGTAACTAATAAGAGTATCCCGGCCTGCACTCTTTGTTTCCTGCACCTTCCATTCTTCGTGCGCCAGAGTCTGTGCTTCCGCCAGCTTCAATACATTAGTACTGGCAAGCTCCGTCATAAAGTCATCGACGATCTGGTCGCCAGTGAATAGCCCTTTACTAATAGCTCCCAGCTTCTCACTATACTGCTCAGGGGTAAGTCTATGATCTTCCTGAGTAATAGCCGTCAGGCCCTCAAGGTACGTGTCATTCATTACCTTCTGAGCCTGTAGTGCAGCAGCACCAGATACGGTAGCATAACTAGCACCGGAATCTCTGATCTGCTGATAGGTCTTACCCTGTGCGAGCTGCATCTGCCCCTTCAAGAAGTCCTCACGCATACCTTGCATGTGCAGGGCTTGGACGGCTGGCTGTGCCTTCTCAGCAAGCATTGCCAGCGTAGCCGCCCCTCGTCCTGCTTCCTCAGCGGCCATGGGAGTCTTTGCATATCGCATCTGAACTCCGGGCCGAGCTGCTCTATTCGCCACGCCTTCTGCGGGGGTTGCTTGTACAACCTCCCGGCGTTCTGCTCCTTGCATATTAACCACCTAACTTTTTGAATAGTGAACCAGTATCGAACTTCAAGCCATCAAAGCCACCAATACCGCCTTCCTTCTTAGAGGTAAAGAACGTCTGGCCCATCCCTATCAGGCTTTGCCCAATAGTAGCCATATAGTTCGGAGTTACCTTAGAAGTATCAGTCTGGGACACAGCAGACTTCAGCGTGCTATCAATACTGTCATTCATACTAGCGTACACACTCTGCAACTCCTGCTGTCTCTGAGTATCCTTGAATAGGGCCTCTCTGTGAATAGCAGAAGCTCCCAGACGAACAGACTGCCCAGTAACACCAGCGGCCCCAGCCTGCGCATTATGCGCCCCAGACGTAGCAAGCTCCTCCCTCTGTAGGGCGAAGGCTACCTCCTGACTCTGCATATACGCGCTAGTCTTATTCCGCACGATAGCAGACACTGAATCAAATGCAGAGGCCATGAGCACCTTGTTCTGCACCTTATTCAGTTTATTGCGCATCTTGGCCGTTTCTCTTTCCGCCTGCAATCCTCCGACCATCTGTAGGGCCTGCAATCCTAACATCCAATACGACATACATGCTCCTTATCGGATACGGCTGCCCCGTTTTATATATGTTCCAGTCCAGTCCATCTGAGTGATAAACAATGGTGTGTGCTCGTCACACTCTATCACCAGCTCACAGTACTCAGCATTCTCTCGCACAGGTACTATGAGGCTATCACTATATATCGGTTCCGATCCTATGATATTGTTAATGTCACCTATGATACGGGCGCTGAACTCCTGACGCACATCCTCTTTATACCTACTCTGGACCACAGCAGCAAACGCTCCAGAATCCTTGAATGTGATGTTCCACTTAGACACCTTGAGGTCCGACGTGGTTATCGGCTTCTTATCCCCATCCCGGACGAATGGTCTTGTCGGGCTGTACTTACTGGTGTATCTAACACCGCTGTGTACTACACCACCAAGCATATCTCTACTGAACACCGCTACCGTGCTTGTCGTACTTTCTGGCACAGCAAGCATGCCGGGATTTGGGCAGCCAGCTCCTTGTACGTAAGTCCTTCTATCAGCCTCGTCTACCGTAATACTTGTGTGCACTCCGGTATGCTTGATCTTCCGATCCAAGTAAATCTGGTACTGCACACCCTCATCCGTTATTCTGTCAATACTCATGCTGCACAACTCGAATCGTCCGAGTCTTGGATTGTACTGCACTAAATACATGAGATTATCAACAAAGAAGCTGTACTCAATCGGGTTCTCGAATACCCATTTACTCCATGCAGCCTGTACCCTCTCCTGATTCATAGTCACATACTGGTACACATACGCATCAGTGTCACTAGCATCCGTATGAACAAGCAGCAAATCAAAGTTACTACTGTTAGCTAACTGCTTAGCTCTACCAAGAATGTACTCTGTGATGTGGCTGGTTATGCTACTTGAGTTATTTGCATCTGATGCGGCCTCTGTGTAGAACTCGCGCACACCTGTGAACTCTCCATACTTGACAGCGAAGAACACAGTGCTCCCAGACTCGACAGGATCGGCTTGCAAGTCAGCATCAAATGATACTGTAACAACCAAGCTGGCGTTATCAGGCGTAAGTGCAGTCCTACCAAAGATAATGAACTGTGCCCTGTCTGCAAAGATCACCAAGTCACGGTTGTGCAAGGTAGCCCTGCGCATAGTGACTCCGTACTTCACGCTACTCTCAACATCAATAACATCAGAGTCCGTGTACGTTACAGCACTAGCTTTCCAGAAGTTCATGGGCTTGTTACTACGAGACAGGATTACAGCAGAGCCTGCCAAGAAGGTTAGCCTACCTTGGAACACGCACATATCCTCGATCACCTTACCAACAAACGTAGGACGCGGATTCGTGATATCGTCACCTACCTCTCTTGGAACCCACTCTCCGGGTCCAAAGGTGAAGCCTGTATCAGTGTACTCAAGCACATGCGGCATCGTACTTGTATCGAACAGGTACTCTTCCTCTGGGCTAGCGCACTCCTTCCACACACCCTCCTTACCAAAGCCGGGAGTCTCTTGTGTGAACCTTAGGTAGTAGTCATCTTCCCTAGCCACGTTCTGGCCCTGCATGCGTACAATGTATCCATTTGTAGCAAGTCGCGGAAGCCTACTCACAGACACGCCGGTGCTTGATACAGCGGTTAGGTCTGTGTTACCAGAGTCATCAGAGGTCACAACACCCAGTCCAACAACCTTAGCTGCGTCTTTTCTAGTGATAAGGATACAATCGTCTGCTACAGCTATATTGAAGTACGTTGTGAATTCAGCATTAGCTACGCAAGCATCCCTGATCTTTCCAGCTAAGAACGTAGTCCTCAGATTTGCGTTATCGACGTATGTAGCACCCTCGCCAGTGTTGTACGTGATAGTCAGAGTCTTCGCTTCATTAAGTACAGAATCATACCAACTAAAGGTCAGCTTCAGATCACGACTGAAGGATGCACCCATGACCTGTACCAGTGCCCGACCCTGATCCAGCGCACCCACGGTATCTGGCAGCATGGCTACCTCGGTGCTATCGTCACAAATGAAAGTCTTCTTATCTATTGTTACGAAGGATACCCGCGCCCCCGTCAGGTAATTCAAGGAATCAGGAGCTATGGTAATAGTTTCCTCTGCTCCAGTGAGTACATTGAACAGTCGCAGACCGCCTGCCTTGTAAGCCAGCACGTACTGCTGTGTAGCGTTGATTGCTATGAGCCTGAAGTTCCAGTCTCGTGTTGCACTGCTGAACAGGTCGTGCATGAACAGCGTAGGCTGCCGTCTGCACAGCCCAAGCACAGGATCATTACTCATATTCTCCTGCAATCTACACTGTCCTTCTGAGCGCACCTGAGCCGCCTGTTGAGACACACCTTGCAGGAGAGAGTCAAGACTTCCATCTACTCTCTTCATTAGAAACGCCTCCCTCGGCTTGCACTTCTTGTGAACATAACCCGCAGCGCTCTAGGCGATCGCAGGCTATTCGTCTTCTGCCACTTAATATGTTCGGCCTTCAGATGCATGTGCGCCTCGGCTACTGATTGGGCAAGGGCCTGAGTCTTAGTACCCTCACCATCCTCCTCAAGGAAGAACTCGTACACAGCTTTAGCCCTGATGAACTCAGCAGCTTGTGGAGGCAAGTAATCGAAATCTACTTTAGCGATTCTGCGCACAGATACTGCCTTATCGAACTCCGTAGTACGATTCTTTATATCGTACAGCACGCGGCCTCTCTGTACAACATCAATGTCTTCCTCGGTAGCCTGAATACTCAGCGTACCATCTGGGACAAGAATCTCCTTGACTGAGTTCGGCTGCAACACCTGCTCTAGTTCTGTATTAAAATACCAACCCCTGCCCTGTATAGCTTTGTTGACTCTACGGAGGACAGCTTTAGCAGCAACACAAGATGGATGCAGAGACTCCGCGCTTGTTACAGCGGACTCCCCTACCCCAGCAAGCATGCTGTTAATAATGTCTAATTCAACTCCCATATTACCTCCGTCTGTAGGACGAAAAAAACCCCCACGCCGGATGGCGCAGGGGTAGCAACTCTAATGCAACACAGAAACTTAAGCAGTCGTCTTGAACAGCGCACCACACAGGTCGGCACGGTTCACGGTAACGCCGTAAGCCATAAGGTTCTGGATGAACCAACACAACTCTTCCTTGTTGTACCAGATATCCGGGGTCATCGGGATAGTCTCCGCAGCAAGCAAGGAGCGCGGGTGCATGACAACTGCAACAGCCTTAGCATCATCAAGGGTCACGTTGTAGTTCGCACCAAGCAGATGCGCAGCATTAGCCGCAGTAGGAATACGAGTAGTCTCGACGATGCGGCAACCCTCAATCATAGCCAGACGACCAGCAGCGTAGTCACCATTGCTGGCGCTGTAGTCGGTGTTGATAAGCTTGTCAGCATCCATCAGAGTCTGGAACTCAGAAGGACGAACCCACACCATCAGCTCGTTGCGCTCAACGTCACGCTCAGCGAAGTTCGTGATAAGCGAACGAATACCCTTGACCAGCTTGGTCGGGTCCAGCTCGTCGCCAATAGCCCCAAGCGTAATGTTCTGCCCATTACCAAACGCACCGTTCAGCGGCACAGCCTCGGTAAGCTGAGCACCCTTGATGCACTGGATCAGGAAAGACTCATCGAAGAACTTACCCATCTCCTTGCCATGATCCTGCGCCAGCTCCATGCGAGCATCGAAGTCCGTCTGGAACTCGTTCAACAGGGTACGCTTGTCCCGCGCAAGGATCACAGTGTCAACAGTGACCTGCACCTTACCGAACTCAGTAGCCGTGCTGGACGGGCGAGTGTTCTTGTTACCATCATTAACAGCCTGCAAAGTCGTACGACCTGCCCGGCGATTAACCAGCGTGTCAGTACCAGTCAGCGTGCGGATATTGACATACCCACGCATGACGCTGGACTTAGCGAACTGGTTCTCTACTTCACCACCGTACTCCGCGATCATCTGAGCGCGCAAAAGATCGGAAACCTGATCAGCCATCTTACTCTCCTTTAATGTTTAACGCGCTCATCGCGCTTGTTGACTTCTTAGCACACTATATGCTTTCATCTAACGGGTGTCTTTACACAGGCTTAGCTGCGAAGCGCGCCTGTATAGCAGCAATCTTTCCAGCATCCCGCGACTTGTGTGCTTCCTTCATGGCGTTCACGTACTCTCTACGATTGCTGAAAGGTTGTACACTAGGAGCTGCGTTTCCGCTATCCGGGGTGAGCAGCGCTCCTGTTCCTACAGCATGCTGGCTCTTTGTACGCCACATGTTATTCAGTTCATTCAGAGCAAGGTACGCCACCTTGCCACCATTAGCTACAGCAGCACGAAGCTCCTGCACCTCTGCGTCACTGGTGCTAGTGGCTACCCACTCAGAGAACTGTTTGTACGCATCTTCTCCGCCAACCAGATTAACAGCAGTATCGTACAGGGTCTTAGCTGCTCGTGCTACATCTGCACTGAAAGCCTCAAGGCTCTGCATAGCGAGCTTAGCACCAGCCTCTCCAAGGTACTCTTTGAGCTTAGCCTGATCCACGTCCTTGACGTCCTGCGTCTCGAACGCTTTAGCGAATAGCTCCTGCACCTGCGCGGTGCTGAGTCCCTTCTCTGCCAGCATGCTTTCCACACCCTGTACACGTGGGTCGGCGTGCTGGGGCTGGTAAACGTCAGCCGGAGCTGGTTCAGCAGTAGGGGCCACAGGCTCAGCAGGCGGCACAGGAGCCGTCGCGGGTGCAACCGGGGCTACTGGTGCGACAGGAGCAACGGGAGCAGCAGGGGCCGCATGAGCAGGGGTCTGTTCAGCCGCAGGAGCGGCGGGAGTAGCCGGGGCTACCATTGGGTCAACCGGGGCGGCAGGAGCCGTCACCGGGGTCGGTGTATCTGACATTGTATCCTCTTATTGTTTCATAGCTTCAGCTTGTAATTTGGTCTGTGCCTCTTGCTGCATGGCCTGCTGTTCAGCCTGCATACGTGCCTGATCTTCCTTCTGCACTATCTGCTTATCCTTGAAGAACTTCGTCTTATCTACACCACGGTTCGTGCAAGCTGTACTCAGGTATTTATCTTCATCGAGCCAACGGCCCCACGAACCTAGCTGTTGCGTAACGCTCAAGTCTTGGAACACAAGGTACACGGCTTCGGACTCAGCAGACCGGGACAGCGCATCCATACCAGTAATAATGAACGGTGTGATATCATGCTCAGGGCTGATACCCTCCATATTCAAGATGATGTGTGCAAGTGGGGTCTGCCATTCATCAGCTAACTTGCTGTAGATACCGCCATGCGAAGTCTCAAGCTCTGCAATCTGCATCTTGATCTCTTCAGCAGTAACACGCTCGGCCTGCCTAGTGGTAGCTGTGCTCAGCATGAAAGCTGCACCCAACTCCTGCTCAAGCTCCCGCACACGCATGTTAACAGCCTGAAGGTCGAAAGCCTTACCCATATCAGGAGTCCACACATCACCTTGCGCTGCCGGATGATACGAACCGGGCTCGGAGTTCTCCAGCTCTTCTACGTCAACAACACTCTGCGGATTAACGAACCGCTTGATATCAGACATGATAGCAATAAGCTGATTATACGCAAGAGTAAGTTCTGCATGCGAGTTGAATGTCATCTCGTAATCTTCTACAAGACCACGCCCGTAATCCTCGCCGTGCTTTCTATGCCACGTCAGAGGAATCCAAGGGAGCAGCTTCTCTGGGTACAGTACTTCCTCCGCCAGCTTCAGGTCTACCTGATCTGCTGCCTGAGTAACCCTGTACTTCCTGATAGCCGTATCCCACTTGACGTACGTGTACAGTGTGCATTCCTGCTCATCAGTAGTGCCCGGCTTAGCTGCTTTGATAACAGCCTGAGCATCTGCGTTGAACGAGCTGAGCTGCTTCTTATCACGAGTAATCAATTCAAGGACACCACCATCCCACTTGCGCTTAACCACGTAGTCTCTGTAGTTGTACACAGTAACCTTAAGCAGACCCTGTGCGTCCCTGTAGTAGTACGGGAGTGCATTTCCAAGGATGATAAGATGCTTAGCCAAGTCCACAGCCTTGCTTCTGTGCGTGGCTATGTTCGTACTAAGCATACTGGTGCGCTCGATACCAGCCAAGATCAGATCAAGATCGGACTCTTGCATACCAGCAGCTTGAGCAGCAGCTTTAGTCTCCTTCCCCGGCTGTGATCTGAAGAACGCTCTATTCGCAGGGAATAAAACCTGCACTATATGATTCGATAAATGATTGACGCATCTCGCGCCAATGCTACCACCCGACTTAGGAAGCACCTCTGTAGGTACAGTTCCAGACGGGGGCAGTACCCACGGGAGAGTCCACTCGCTGTACTGTTCGCATCTGGTAAGGATACCAGTACGCTCTGCATCAAGCTGCGTCCACCTGTCCTGTATAGTATTTGCTTTCTTTGTAGGTGCAATCAAATGCGTAAACCTCCTGCACCCAGACCCGCGACAGAAGACCCGCTTGCCTGACTACCAGTGCCTTTTGAACTTAGCCGTTGGTTCTTTACAGAATCTGACCCAAGCTCTACCAGAGCACCTGTTTCACCAGTGCCCATGTTGGATGAGGCTGGCCCTTTAATATCGAGAATCGGCATGTCTATCTCTGGAGTCTCCGCTGGGTCTATAGCGTTACCTATAGCGCTACCAACACCAGCACCAGCAGTGAGTCCTGTGAATGCACCAGTCACTCCACCACCACCTAGGTATCCAACAAGACCACCAACAACAGCACCAGCTATACCACCCCACCCTCCTCCGCCACCGCCGCCACCACACATAGCAGCCTCCTTATAGTTTTAATCCACCAGAGCCGAACCCACGAACAGAACCTCTAGTCCTGCCGCCAGCACCTGCCCCGGTGCGTGTCTTATCTGCCCCCATGATTACTGTAGCACCAGACTGTCCTGATCCAGTGTTTCCAGATGCAGCAGCTTTTGCTGGGGCTTTAGCAGCAGGTTTAGCGCGTGCTTTGGGGATACCACTAAGGCCGCTGGATATGCCAGCGTCACCATCACGCTGTGGTGAACCCATACCTAGCGCCTCCGCAGCCTTCTCCATCGGAGTACGAGAAGCAAAACTCCGTGCGTAATCCCGCGCCAATGTAGCCATCTTAGCTGCTGCTGTGAATCCCGGAAATCCAGTAGCTAGTCCTGCCGCCGTCAGTCCATACGACATGACAGTGAGGGCTGCATTGTCACGCGCACGTGACAACTGAGGACCGGCTATGTTAAGACCACGCATTGCATCTTCAATACTACGTAGTCCTTGTGGTGTACTACTTTCACCTTTGCCGCTACTGGACTTTCCTCCACGCCCACCACCAAAGCCACCACCACCTACTCCGGCAGCAGTGTTCCCGGCTACACTACTCATTCCGAAGCCACCGCCGACGCTACTCCCAACACCACCAAAGCCACTACCACGCCCGCCTGTGCTGCCCGGACCATCAGAGTCTCTTCCACCGCACATACTAGTTCTCCTTCACAAAGGTTTTGCCATAAGGCTTTAGCTCTCCAGCTACCTGTACCAGACGCTCGTATCTATCGTTCATGGTTGTGCTGCCGATCACTGTCCTAAAGCACTCCCGTTCTTTGCCTCGTTTCATGAGCCATCTAACTAGACTACGTGTTGCGCTTGGATGCAGAGCCACAACAAAGTGCTCGTGATATTCCCACTCGGGGCATAGCAGTGTTGGCTGCTGACTAGCGCAGGCCGCGCCCAGCCATACACCGTCGTCTTCACAAATGACGACATCAAACACCTCACTGGCTAGGGCTGCTTCAAGATTTGCCTGTATCCACTCAGGATCATAAGCACGAGTGTTATACGGAGGAGCTTCACAGAATTTATGCAATAGCTGCACCAAAGTCGGTACATCATTAGAAGTTGCGAATCTTATCATACACCCTCCTGAAAAACAAACCAATACGAGTTCCTATACTAGGCTTAGACACATCCTCAACGTACTGCACGCCATACTTACCAGTAAGCTGGAACTGCACCCACTTGAGTACTGCCTGCTGACCGGCATTGAACTGAATATCCTGCATAGTTGTACTAGGCTTGATATCAATTTGCTTAAAGGTTTGCATTAACTTATCATAGAACTCTTGCGACATTCTAGGACTGTGGACTGCCTGCATCTTTGAAGATACTCGGATCAAACTCTCTTCCATCGTCTACCTCCGTACTCAATTCTCCAAGCCTTTCTACCAAGGCTGGTGGCAGAGTACCACCTGTGTTATGCGCCTGCTCAAGTAATGCTAAGCATACCTGCTCTGGTACATCTTTAAATTCATTTGCCATGTTGCACTTCCTTACAGATTTAGTTTCTAATAAGGAAGTGCTAACAGTGGACTTAACCAAAAAAGTACTTGCTTTCCAAAACACCCCGAATATCTAGTGTACCGTGCACCGGCACTTCGGGCAGGTCTATATCGGCATACCCCTTGACACTAGCACGCATCTCCTCAAGTGGATCATGCTTCTCGTACATGCTTACGAACTCCTCGCGAATGATACGGAAGAAGTCAGGAGTGTCACAGGCATGCGTACCGAAGTCATCGTGTATGCAAGCGAAGTTCTGTATGCCATGATCCTTAGCAGCGTTCACTGTGAGTACCAGATGCGCAGCATCCATACTATGCACAAAGTTCGGAGATGCACCATTGCGCATTCTGTACGCACTAATTCCAATAGGCTTGTCTGCTACATTCAAAGCAACAGGACAACCACCCAGCGTAGTCTCGATCCTGCGTATAACTGTGTTGCTGTACAACTGCTTGACTCTGAACCCACTAGGGGCAGTCCAGATCAGCGGATGTCCATGCTTGCTCACTGTACCCGCTGCCTTACGCAGCCAATCCATAGCAGTTCTAGCCGCTACAACTACCTCGCCAATACTATCCCAGATGAACTTAGTCAGATACACAGCAGCTTTGAACGCCTTCGGGAAGAACTCCTTGTCCTTATCCATGATACAAGAGTACACTGACTGCATGCACGCCTGTCTTGTGCTACCATAAGGCATAGTCATAACAGGCTTCTTGCACAGGCTACGATCAATACCGAACTGCAACCATCGCTTAGCAAGAGGATCGTCTTCAAGCATTAGCTTAGCTATGCATACATCAGCTACTGCCTTGTATATGTCCGCAGGCAGCTCTGCATCTACAAGGTTGGTAGCTTTACCGCCGATAGGGTCACGAAGCATAGCACTGAAATGCTGCAACCCGTTACACGATCCGTCCAGAGCTACTGGCAGATGAGATACAAAGGACTCTCCCTCGTGCGAGAATCCACGAGCTTCAAAGCACCATGCAAGGAACTGCCAAGGCTTATCTGCGTTACCCCATACTTCTCTAGTACCAATAGGGTCATTAGCTACACGGATGAACTCATCCAAGTTATCCCGCATGTACTGCGCCCTGGCTGTGTAGCTGATCTTGTCCTTACCAAGTACATTCGCACCATGCACCAGCCACCAGTCCACACCAGCACCCAGCGGCCTACCCTCTGCAAACTCCAGCAGGCCTTTACCAAAGTTTGGCCCCTGCGGAGACATACCACTAGGAATAGCGTACATGCGTCCTCTTGTATCAGTCTGGAATGGGAAGTAAATACGATCTTCGTTGCAGAACTCGGAGGCAAGCTGCATGGTGCTAGCTACCTGAAAGCTCTTGCTGATACGCTCCTTCTCGGCAATATGCATCTGTGCAGCTTCATGCTTCCACCTCTGGAATATCTCCATCTCGTCCTCTGTGAAGTCCTCCTTCTCCTTGCCCACAATAGGACACTTAGGAATATCCAGAGGTCTATTCAAGGGCAGGCCGCAGCCCAGTCCCTTACTCCACACCTCTACCAGCACAGGCTTAACATTAGGATTCACTCGCCATGGTGTGCTCTGAATTGCGTTAACAGCACGCATAGGTAGGGCAAGTCCCGGCTCGAACGGCTTGATCTTGTGCCCTCTGTTGTTCAGCTTGACGAACTGATAACGTACCCGGAGCTTAGGAGTCCAATACCCGCCAGAGTCGTTACTGATCCACTCATCGGGTTCAACCAAGCAGGGCAGGGCCACAGGGCAGATAGTACCCATAGCATCTACACAATCGGTACTCCACTGCACGAAGTCTTCAGTAGGCTTGATAACCCAGAGCTGCCTACGTCCAACCACGATCTTGTCGAAGGTGAAGATACCAGTACTCTCTTGACACAGGCGCAGCAGGCATACACCAATCTGTGCCCTCTCCTGCTGGCACCAAGACAGCCATGTTTGACCCAGCTTGTTAGCTGCGTGCGTCAGTACCCTGTGCATGTACCTGTAGTTCGTAGTCCCACGCTTCTTGAAGTCCTGCATCACTGCGTGCATGTAGTCAGCATGCGTACGCTTGAAGGCAGAGAACCTAGCCTCGTCCTCAAGCATACGCCCAATAGCCGTGCCCCATTTGATAACCGTATTGTCAACACCCACGCTGTCAGCCTGACGCAGGTGCTTCATAACTTCACTGATTGTAATAAGTGCAGACTGCTCTGCTGGAACCTGACGCATCAGCCGCACAAGTTTAGCACCATGCCCAACAAGCGGAGCATTATCGTGCCAATTCTGGATAGCTTCAGTAAGAGGTTCAATGACAGCTTTAATCATACGTCTAGCATACACAGTCGTATGTGCCCTACCATGTTTCTCGGCAGCTTCGGCTGACTTATGTGCACGCTCTATACCAGACTGTACCATCTTTTCTTCCAGCTCTATCTGCCGTAACATCATTTACTTTTCCCCTTAACAGTTGTACTTGCTTTAGCCTGCGCCCTCCGCAGTCTTGCCTTAGTAGCTACAGCAGCTTTCTTCTCTGCCTCGGTCTTATGTGTTGGGTGCAGCAGGCCAGTCTGGTCTGTGCAGTACAGCTCCCAGTACTTGACCAGCCTAGTAGTCCACTCAATTACAGTCATGCCCTGCTTGGCCCGGTTTGCCCTGTTCCATATCTTACCTTCCATGCCGTTGCAGTTCCGGCAGAGTACACCACGGACACAACCCGTTCTATGGTCATGGTCTAGTACTGCGTCCTTGTCAGGTATGTCATCAAAGCTGCGTCTACATAGCAAGCACTTATTCCCTTGCTTCTTCTTGAGGATAGCCTTAATCCCCGGTACATCCTTAGGCTTTAACCTGCGCACAGTACCTCCGTCTTGAGGAAGTTAATGAAGTCGTTTATACCGGGATTGCGCTGCATCCACAACAACTGACCCTCTGATATGAAGGCTTGCTTGGCTGTAACAGGTGCGCCTTTGTAGCTGACGAATCCAACCTTGTCTGCGTACAACTTGTACAGAGTCCACACAGCGTTGAAGCACTCTTTGTCTGTGCGGCAGTGCTGCAACAGGTCAGCCGTCATTACAGGGCCGCACTTAGCAGGCTTACGGGTACTCAGCTTCTCAGCAGACTTCTTACATCCATCCTGTGCCTTCTGATCCCACTGGATCGTCTGTGTAGTGGGCTTAATCATGTTCAGCACAGGCGGACAAACAGCAGGAAGGCCGCTAATGTTGTCAGCCGTATCTCCCATGAGCATCTGCGCCCAGAAGAACTTAGTACCCCATCCCAGCACCTTCTTGCTACTACCTGTGTCGTCTAACCAAATTGAGCCGAAGGCATCAGCATCTACAATGCACAGCGACTTCGGATCGAGGTGCAGGCCGGGGACCATACGGAGGTCTTTATCAGCAGAGCATATAACAGACAGGAGCCTGCGGCTTTCCTTGATGGCTTCGATGTTCGCCTGAGCCATTCCGTCATCTGCTTCCCTGTCCTTCCAGTACCTCGCACGCATCTCATCCCGCATGAATCTACGTACGTCTTCAAGTTTAGGCGGCTTCTCTTTGTCCTTACGTGTAGCCTGATATTCCCGAAGTAAAGCAGCCCCGTAACGGCCCCCTTTGTTTGACGCAGAAGCAGTGAGGTGTAGTACTGCGTATTCCGCGCCACATAAATTCTTTTGGGTTTCAATGCTCACCTCCAAGTTGTGGACCATCTCTTCCCAAGTGTGGTCTTCTTTGTACGCTACTTGGTACGCGATGAAGTCAGCGTCTATATGCGCAACTCTACCTGATACAACAGGTACGAACTTGTCAATCTTGTCATCAATCAACTCGGACAATTCGATTCCATTGACTTGCATTACTCCTCCGTGTTGATGTCTTCAAAGAACACAGGAAGCATCATCTTCATAGCAGACAATGCTATCAGCATGATACGACGCATGTCAGGATGTGCCGCCTTACTTGTACGCAGCTTGAATACATGACGCCACTCCCTGAGATTAGCAGTCATCACTACCTCTGTCTTGACAGCATTGGGAAGCACAGCTCTTGCAGCTTGTGGGGCCTTACCACAATCAAGCATAGTCTGATACAAGTCGGCGGACAGTAGGAAGTACTCATACACTTTGTCACGCAGATCATCGTCGTCTAATGTACCGTTCCACCACCACGGCTGGATGAATTGCATACTATCCTTGTTGTATCGCACGTACCTCGTACTCTCTTGGCTGTAAGCCGCAAGCCTATGTCGTACAAGTTCATGGCTCACCCCACGGTCACAGATAAACCGTAAGGATACACTCACATGCTCTAACACGCTCTCGTGCCCATCTTTGATACATCGCTTTATGAGCGCAATATCAGAGCCGTGCTTGATCTTATCTTCTGACTTGTAGCAAGTACGTGCAGCAAGCTCCGTAACATCCAGCGCCTCCCTGTACGTGGGCATCTGTAATACCTTAACAGAGGGTTCAATAACTTCAATCGTATCCTGCACCTTCTCTGGTTCAACATAATCCCAAACCATACTGCCTCCTTGAGTAGGAGGGCCGAAGCCCTCCCGGTTATTTAGAACGGTGCTTCATCCACATCAGGCATGTCAGCCAGCGGATCATCAGAGCCTACCAGAGCCTCGGCGGACTTGGCGAACTCCTTGCTCTCCGTCTCAAGCTGCAACAGCATAGCCTGCAACGCAGACCCTTCGTAGTTCGCAGCAGACATGCACATCTCCTGAATGAAGTTCTTGCTCTCAGTCTTAACAGACCCATCAGCCTGCTTCACTTCACGGGTGCCGTCGATGTACAAGGACTCCCATGTTGCCAAGGTCGGATTGTCCCACAGGAATATCTTCAGCTCAGAGGTAGGGCTAAGGACACGCAACTGCTTGACCTCACCAGTCTCCGGGTCTTCGTGCGTAGGCGCTTCAAAGGACCAGTTCTTGGCATCCACTGTACCTGTGTACAGATTAGCCCACTTGGGTTCCTTCTTGTTCTCAGCGGTACACAGGCTACCATCCTCAGCAGTCACAGTCACCCGTACCTTAAAGGCTTCACCAAGCATCTGCGCCATGTGCTGCTTACCACGGCCACGATCCAACAGGTTCATAATCTTCTTGAAGTCGCCCTTGGCAGAGAGCGTCTTGTTCACGGTGATGCTCATGCGCTTACCAACGGTCTTGGTTTCCTGTCCTACTGTCATCTGCTCCATGTCGTTCTTACCGAGCAGCTCAAAGGTCAGGCGTACCTTATCGACCGGAGGCTTAGCTCCGAACTTGGTGCTCTTGTTTGCATGCTTACCAAGCTCAATATACTCTACGAATCTGCAACCACGCAGTCCGGGTACAGGCATCTTCTTCTCAAATCCTGCTGTCTCTTTGGACTGGTCCTCTGTCTCCGCTGCTTTGTTAGCCAATGCAAGTACGTCAATAGTCATGTCTTAATCCTCCGGGTTAAAGTTCGCAAGCTCCACCGTGGCAGGCCAGCTCCTTGCCACCTACGGTGCAATCTGTTTGTTCGTATTTATATAGTTGACCGAAGTCTAGTGCTGGCATATTCTGCTGAAGTTCTTTGTACTCGTCCTCTGTGATCTCCTGATACGGGGCAAGAGGATACACACCACCATCGAACGGAAGGAAGCTGATACCGGAAACATAGTTCCAGTTCTTATATACCCATGCCCCTACCTCCATCCACTCGCTGTCCTTGACGAACACTGTGATACTAGGTTTGTGCTCACACCATGCGGTCTGAAGCATGAGCCAATACTCAAGCTGCTGCAAGGCCGTCTCTTCATCCCTAAGCACAGCAGTCTCAGGTGCTTTCATAGGAAAGTCAAACACCAACGTGTGCGCTGTGCTAAGCTGCTGCCCCACCTCTGGGTTGTAAGGTACGCCTGCTTCAATGAGCATCTGGGCTACAGGATCAACAGCATCTACCCTTACCCGCCTGATATAGTACGAGCTGTATCTATGATGCAGGCCAGAGGCTGAATCAACTAGCTGTGACACCGACCCACTAGGCTTGACACATGTGATTGCCGCAGGCATGTTGATGCCCAATGCTTGGCTCCACTCCTTAGCTACATCGACAGCATGCTGCTTCATTGCTGCAAGCATCAGCCGCGCCTCGGTGCTAGTCCTACCAAGCACTGGATGATCTCGCAGTCCAGTAAGTGACACACCAAGCAGACGCTCTTCCTCACAGTTACGCTTCCACTCTCTACCCACAAACTTGAAGTCTGTGTACGTGCTCTGCATAATCCCAAGGATCGTTGCATCTCGCACCTTACGCTTCAGATCATCAAGTGTATCATGCGGCCTTATAACAACCTCAGACAAGTTACATACCTCGGCAGAGCGCAGCAATATCTCGCTGCATGGATTACATCCGAAGTCATGTTTAGGATCTCTGCGCCCAGTCTGCTGCACAATGAACTTAGCCGACTCTCGATTGAAGATGCCACGCTCACCGCTCTTACTTCTGATAAGTGCAAGCCACTCTTCAATGAAGCGTTCCGGGTCTGGTTTCTCAGTATAGCACACTGAGTTGTTAGCTAACTGGCGCTGTGGGTTCTGCTCCCAGAACATACCATGCTTTGCATTAGCCATACGATCATCTGACAGGTTACTCAGACTTATGCATGCGCTTCTTCGCACACCGCCTGATACCACAATGTTCGCTATCTTACAGGTTATGTCGTGCACTTCAAGGCTAGACAGCTTCCGGCCAGCAGCCCCTTGGAATACCCGGACGGTAAACTGGAACAGGTCCAGCAGAGGCTCAGGGCCAGACGCACGGCCTCCGAATATCTTCAGCCTAGCCCCGGCAGGCCGGACCTTGCTGACGTCATACTCAGGCAGCAGGCCAGCGTACAGGCTGTTCAGGAGCGACAGGTACGCCCTAGCCCAGCCTTCCTTGGAATCCTGTACCACGACCTTTCTAGTCGGGTCTGGCTCAAGCACAGGGACCACTGGGAGCTGATTCACAAACTGCCTCTCCACCGAGAAGCCCACACCTGTACCATTCATTAGGACATGTAGCACTTCAGCAAAGGCTCTTATGCTGCTCATCTCCTTATACGCACAGTTGTACATGCTAAGGTTATCTCTTGCAGCAGCAGGCCCGGCTGTCCATAGTGCGCGCATACTTGGCATCACTTCCAGCTCTTCGATGCTCATGCACGCATTGTACCAATCTTTCAGTAGATGCGCTGGCACACGATCTTGGATGAAGTTGTGGTATCGTGCTACTGTCTCTTGCCAGTCCTCCCGCCTCCCCTCTTCATCCAAGTACCTCGCGTATGTCCGCTTGTAAATGAACTCTTGGTAGTCGGTTCTAAACATTAGTGATCCTTGTTATAGTGCGTGAGGTCGTACATATTAGCTCCCACTTCCACCTCAACAGGAAAGGGAACGTCGATCTTCATATCAAAGATGGCGTTGAACATCTGTGGTATGCTCTGCATGATTCGCTTAACATCCTCAGCTACTGCATGCAGCACATCCTTGTGACAATCCACCCAGATACAATCATGCACGGTATTCACAAGGTAAGCCTTACCACCGTAGAAGCCGCACTTGATGAAGTGCCTTATGAGTTTACCAAGCACAGCCTGCACAAAGAATCCAGACTCTCCCTGCGTAGGGTAGTTCTTAATCTCAGTAGGCATGAACGAATCCATGATACCCTGCTTCTTTAAGTAAGCCGGGGCAGGGTACGAACGGAAGCCGTACAGTGTGCCAGTAGGTGACTGCCAGTACCCCCGCTTACAAGCCATGCCAAGTACAGGATCAAAGAACGGTCTAGCCGTGCGCTCTATACTCCGCTGCACATCAGCATGGAACTTAGGTACACCTGGATACATAGCATCTTCAGCGACTATCATTGCCTCCACAGCTTCTAAGCTGATGCCTGTCGTAGCACTGATTTTCTTCGCACCAGCACCATATTGTTTCTGAAAGCTAAAGACCTTGCACTCAGTACGTCTTTCCTTCCACAGCTTATAGTCAGCAAAATGTTCGTTCTTACACCACTCAACTGCATCCTCATAAGAACATCCAAATCTAGCAGCAACTCTTTTACAGTGAAAGTCTATACCCTTGTTCAAATCTTCACGTAAGTGCTTATCGTTTGTTAATACACCAAGTCCCACCACTTCAAGCTGGCTGTAGTCAGCCTCGATCATTACCCCATCTTCTCCGAAGCGGGACACGAACATCTGCTTTACCTTCGACTTGTCCTTTCTGGGCAAGTTCTGCATGTTCGGATCAGATGACGACAGCCGGGTAGTGACTGTGAGGGTATGGTTCAACCTATGATGCAGGATGTTATCCCAAGGCTGTACCAGTGTGAGCATGCCCACTTCGCCATCACCCTTGTCTCTGCGATAGTACGTTCCGATCTCTTTGATGAGAGCAGCGTACCTGCTGAGGTCTGTGCAGAACGGAATACCCACATGCTGTAAGGCTTCCATCTGCTCATCACCAGTACTGTACACTATATTCCCAGCCCTGTCCTTAGTATTCGTTGCCCACTCAGGATCAGGCGTTACCATGCGCGGTAGGTGATACAAGTAGTCGTACAGCTTGGTCTTCAGCTTACCGGGTACATCCACCTTCTTGGTCTTGTACTCGCCTTTACGCTTACCCCCAAGGAACTTGTCGCACTCGTACAGCATACCGTTTTTGGATTTGAACACACCATGCTTGTCAGTCATTAGGATAGGGGGGACAGGACGGCCCTGCCACAAGTACCTATCCTCTTTCTCTTTGGTGTAACACTCGTTACCCTCTTCATCCAGTACAGGACCACGCCGTTGATAAGGTAGTGCCCCACCGAATAGGATCGCAGACTTCTGTCTGTTGCTCCATTTCCACTCGATCTCGGGAGGCAGGTCAGTAGGCAGGTATTGCAACAGCTTCTCATGCAAAGCATCCTGCTCAGTGGTCAGCTCAGCCAGCAGCTCCTCTGCCTTTACTGTGTCAACCTTGATACCCTTGAAGCGCATACATGAGGTGCAGAGCATTCCATCCATACGAAGTTGCCATGCCCTCTGCATACGCAACTGATTCAGGCGTTCAACCTGACCTTTGTACACCAGCAGAGTATTGCCAATGTCACCGCCCTGATTGTCCTTCCCGATCAGGTACTCAAGCATGAGGTCTTCAGGGATATCGTACGTCTTGATACCAGCCTTCCACATCTCGCCAATAACATCCAGCTTAACTTCTCCACCGTACTTTACAGCGCAGTCATTCAAGCTGCACATCTGTGCCTTCTGATGCTGTGCCATGAGCAGGTACTCAGCGTACTGACAGTCATGCACACGCCCGCCTCTATCTATGAACTCTAACCATTGGGGATCATCCCAATAGAACATTGCATCGTAGCCTAGAACATTGAAACCAACAACCACGTCAATGTCATCCAGAAAACCGTCAGGCAGCCTACGACCAAGCCCAAACTTAGGTTCACGGTTGTAATACGCCCTGTTTTGGTAGTCGTCCCACCGTCTGTATCCGTTGTAGTACACTGCATTGCTATAGTTCCCCTCTTCATCGAGCATGAAAGGATTACTCTTTGTCTTGAAGCCCTTCTCTGTCCCGCACTCCAAGTCCCATATCAAGTACTTACCTAGTTGAAGCTCAGGCGTCTGGCTCATCTTTGTCCTCATGCCACGCTTGGAACGTAGGCTGTCTGAGTTTGTCGTACGTGGGGTCAACCTTAGCTTTGACCTTACAGATGTTACCAATGTACAACGCCGGGTTGTCCCAGATCAACTTGCGCTCTGTGTGTGACAACTTACCAGCACCTATTTTAACAATAGCCCCCTTGTACTCTACGTACAGAGCGCCAACCATGCCCTTCATTTCACCATCCTGACTGACCGCTTCCTCTATCCCGCACACACGCAGATCAAGCAAGTCATCGAACACAATCTTCTGACTATCCCATGAGCGGGTCAGTGTGAACTTCCCGTACAAGTTACGCACTACAGCACCCTCATGTCCACCGTCCTCTTCGAGAGCAAACACGAAGTTGTCAACACACACATCGCTATGACACACACTCTGAGGAATCACATGCACCACATCTCGCACATGCTGTGGGAGGAAGTAGTGCCACTGTCGCATGTTCTCATACCGAGTCATGAAATCATGGTCAAACCCCGGCTCTATGAAGTCGAACAGGTACAGGTGCGCCTCCTCGTACGGTTCGTTCTTACGTACCTTACCACTGATGTACTTGAAGGGCTTACCTTTCTCGTAATGCTCTCCGATGACAGTGTACCCGTACGGGATGTAGTTGCACAGCAGATCATGTATCCACTGTACACCCAGTAGAGGTTTGTTCTGTCTGGATACGAGGGCCTGCTTAGTGTAAACGCCCGGAACCCCGTCCAATTTTTCTGATACCAAAACTGGAAAGCTAATCTTTTTTGGGTCATAGTTCTTACAGAGCTGCATTACATCGGACATATTAGCACCTCTCATGCGGCTGGGGCATGCGCTCTAAGTTCACAGACACTCGGTTGCACTCAGTCCCGCCGATACTGCGGCAGCTTGCGCACGGTTCGTAGAAGCCTGCATTGTTCTGATACTTACAGCCCAAGCAGTCGCACTCCTCGTGGCACTGCATGTTGTGCTCGTAGTTAAACGGGCAGTCAAAGTAATCATTCGTCGGTTGCATCTTCGGCATCTGTACTCTCGGCATCAGCGTCCTCCTGCTCTTCTTGTTCTGTTTCGTAGTCATCACTCAAGAAACAATCCTTAGCCCTCTGTGCAGACGAGGCCCGGCAGTCTCCGTGCCAGTTCTCGTACTTGCACATCCCGGTGTAGCACATACGTCCTCCTAGAATATATCGTTCTTGTCCTCGTGGCAGTCCAGCCCATGCTGCAAGAACATGAGCATGCACAGAGCGTGCCCCCAATGCGGATTCCCTGACTCTGGATCAATATCCTCACCCTGTGCTACACCGAGTACGATGTGCCGCAGGGCAGCGTCGATCAGCCTGCTCCAAGTGAAGCCAGTCTTCCAGTTGTTCCTGTGGTACTTCTGCATCCCGTACTCAAGGCCCATGCAGCAGAATTTGATGGCGTGCTCTGAGCCAATAAAGTCTCTGATCTTAGCTATAGCAGACGCACACTGGAATGTGATGCTGTTGATTTCTCCACAGTGCCCTACAAAGCACACCTGCCTAGCTATAGCAACAATATCACGATGCGTATCAGCAGGCATCAAGCACACCAGCATATCAGGATCAAGTAAGCTCAGCTTAGGCTTACCGTCATCATACTTCAGCGCCTCATCTCCAGTCGTATCCGACGGTGCTAACAATACATCTCTTACCATTTTTGTACTGCACGACATGACTATGACTCCAGTTGCTTGGTCCCCGATTGTAGTCGAGGTCTAACTTGCTGGTCACTCCAGCACTGAACACACCATCACGAATACTTGCAGCGTGCACATGCCCAATCGTGCACTTCCCTACTGCATTAAGATTCTGCACTGAACCTCTAGCCCCGTTAGGCCCAAGATGCCCATGCATGCCAAGCTCTACACCCTGTACTACCAGCGAATCTTTCGGTCCGAGTACGTCCGTCTTAGACAACCCTGCCCCTTCATTATTCAAAAGAACATAAAGTAATTTAGAGCTGTCAAGGTCTGCATCTTCATGTTCTAGCATGTAAAGGTACAGCAAATTAGCACGATGCCAATACATCGCATTAAGGAAGTCCTTAGCACCATCTGGATTCTGCAACCACTTGTACAGTGCGTAAGGATGATTGCTAGGGGCCAGCTTAATCGTACTACGCGGAAGCACACTCTTCAGGTTCTGGATCACATTAGCAGCAGCCTGCACCTCATCCTGAACCTTAGTTCCCGCATGCTGCGCCTTATGCATGAAGTGCACGTCTTTGATGTTCCAATGACTACGACTGAAGAAGTCTAACACATCATGCAGAACTACGTACTGTGGCTGAAGCACTTCGAGCATAGCCTGAGCTGCACCCAATGCAACAAGGTCGTGTCTAGGGGCGTGTATGTCACCCAAGGTCACAGCGGCTACAGCGTGCCCACTTGTCACGCCCTCGGCTGTGTAATGCTTATCCAAATCATAGAAATCGCCGATCTCAGAGGCCACAAGCTGACGTACGAACCACGACCCGTTAGGCAGCAGCTCTACGTACAGTGCCCCAAAGGTGTGATGGAAGTCCGCCTTCTGGCCTGTCTTACGCGGTATGTAGTTCCTAAGTGTACATGTCCCGGTTGTGTACAGGAACTTGCACTTGTCACCCGAGGTAGCCACACTCTGCATCGCCAACTTGGTATGCGGGATGATAGCACTTGCCTCTCGTGTGTACGATTCCAGCCCTGTCAAAGGGCGCACCGCTGTCGGGAGGATATCCAACTCCCCGCACCACACCAACGGAGTACAGTTATCTGAGCCGCTCGAAACTTCGGCGCTTACTGGAAGGAAATAACGCTCGACGCAGGAATCGTACAACAGGCCATCCCGTGTCTTGTCGATGTTCTGGAATCCTTCCTTGTTATACGTAATTGGAGCAACGACCAGCCGAGCTGACTTGTCTCTGCAAAACTCCTGCAAAGCACCGAAGAATCTTTGGTGAACTGGAGTGTTGTTCTGCGCACAGGTGAACACGAATCTCCTTCCGTACAGCGGTTCGCGTCTACGATCAGGGGCCTGTACCGTACCACTGAACTCTGGTAGGCTGTCTTCCTCTGCTCTGCGAAGGCGGGACTTCCACCGCTGCACTGTGCGAATAGATACGCCAAGAGCAGTTGCTATCTCCTGTGGCTTATCGTAGTCACGTAGGGCCTGTTTAATCTCGTCAATGCTATATCTCATGTACGTACTCCGGATCATCATCCATGCATGATACTGCTAATTGAACTCTATCCTCTTTACTCTTCAGTTGCAGCATAGATAGGGCTGTGCTGAACGCCTTAGTTCTATAATACAATTCGGGGTCCGCTGTGCATATGTAGTTATACTCGCCTTCACGACAGGTAAGGAAGCGTGTATCGTGGTAGCTCATAAGCTCCATAGCCATACCACCCTTACTATCTACGAACTTCTCCAGAGTAGCGACATTGTGAAACAGGATGCAAATGTCGATATCGTTTGGTTCTACACCGCGTACAAGAGAACTACCTGTCTTGTGCGCTTCTACGAACTCGATGTCACTCATACATACCTCCGACGCATCCACTCATCATTCAAGTCATACGCTTGTGCTGGTGTAAGCGGAACACGCACCTCGTCTTGCACCTGCATTCCCCACGCATTCTTGACATTCATCATCTTTGTGACCGATTGGGATCGCATTATGCTGAGCAACAGATGCAGGCTCATATTTCTAGGTCTGAGTTTGATGTTCGTGTTTCCATTGACGGTGAGGGAAATCTTGTTACGCATAAGTCCTCCAATAATTTTCTAGGGTGAATTTCAAAAGCGTGAGTGCAGGCCGTACGTTATGGTAACAGCCGCAAGAAGAACTCAAGTATAATGATCTGCCACGTCTCCATCATTCCCATATCCCCACATGTTTAAATGAGTCATCTTCGTTGAATACGAACTCAGTAACAAAGTTTGAGTACCCAATGACTTTCTCATTACTCCGCACAGTAATGGTGAGTACCAAGCAATTCGGATGGTCAGGATCAGAGTACTCTTCGAAGTACGGTACATCGAACCCTACTAGCAGCTCTCTTAGTTTCTGTAAGTCAGTCATAACTCTATACTCCCCTCTTCCTCTTCAGATTTAAGATCAGCGAACTGGCACGTATCCCTATGGAACATGATCTCACAGCGGGGGTCCGCAGGTGCACCTTCGCGCTGCATCTTGGTCTTCACTATACTCAACCCACGGACAGACTCCATACCCGGTGTGTTGCTGTAGCCAAGCATAACAATACCATCGCATGCCCCTTGCAGCCCTGTCTTACTATCCTTCAGGTCTGCCATAGTAGGATACAGCACTCCCTCTGCTGCGGCAGAAAGCTGCCACGTACTCAACACGCACGCATCGTACTTCACACCACGCTCACGTGCCCATTGTCCTCTAGCCTCCACATCCAAGTCAGTCCTTGCCCCGGCCTCCTGTACCTTGATGTTGTTCAGCATGTCGAACACGATGATGCTTGGGTTATGCTGCTCAAGTAGTACGTCCACCTGTGCCATGTTCATACCGTGCACATCAAGCACCCTGATCTTGTCAGCTCTACCAATAGCCTTAGCGTAGTCGCTGTGCAAAGTGCCTGCCTTGTTCCTGTCGATCAGGCCACGCACACCACACCGCAGAGCAGCTTGGTACAAGCGCGGATATATGCGTGCTCCCGGCCCCTCGTTATTGACCCAGACAATGTTCGTACCCGAAGGAGTGAACCGCGCCCAGTGCGTCAGTAGGAAAGCGAGGAAGCTCGTTTTGCCCCGTCCCGGCCTCGCTGCGAGGATCAAGGCATCGCCCGGACGTAAGGGGCGGGTCGTGGCTTCCAAGGCCAGCAGGGGCCACCTCAGGCCCGATTCGTCCACCTCCTGCTGCAAGAATCCCTCAAGGTCTGGCTGGACCCAAGCGTCGAAGGATACTCCCTTGTCCAGCTTGTACGCTTCCATGCTAGCTGCAATGCTGGCAGAAAGATCAGCGATCTCACCCTCATTCCAGCGTTGGATTGTGTTAGCTGTTTGGTGCGCGAGTCTGAGTTCACGCAGTTCATCAAGCAGGCCATCTTGTACTCCTTCAGGCATATCGCCTTGCAGGGCAGTACGCATGATCTGCCTGTACACAGCACGCTGCTCATCCTTTAGCTTGGGATGCTGGAACTTCTCGAACCATGATACGAATGTATCGTAGTCTATCTGATCAGACTTGAACTTCGTGAAGTACGCGCCGTAATCATCAAGCAGTACCTTAGTGTGTGGATCAAGTGCTACGACAGGTACGAATTGTCGGTAGGCGTTATAGTCCTTACGGACACGCAGCACCTGTAGTATCCTTACGTCTATGATAAGTACCTCCTTATTTCCTCGTTGCTATACATCTTTGGGTCTTTCTTTGTGCGCACCTGCCTAACAGGTACACCCAGCATAGGCACTATCTTACTCAGCTTTACACTACCAGTATACCCACCTCTATCCCCGTCGAGCCATAACGTAACCGTACTTGGTTGAATCATAATAAGTCGTTGCAGGATACTGTCTCCCGCGTGCGTCCCTAAGATACACATGCATGCCAATGTGGTCGCATCCGAGACTCTCACAGCACTCAAACAATCCTCTACTATTACAAGATGCATACCCGGAGACGGCAAGCATTGCAACGAATACATCCAAACTGGACTCGTGAATCCGTATCGGTATTGTACAATGTACTTTGGGCTCGGTCTTGGGATGCTGGTATCCCTTGTACACACAGCGTCCACTTGTGAGTTCCACATAAGCTGTAAGCATACCCTGTTCATCTTCGGGCTGTACCAGACGAAGGGCTTCCATAATCTTTCTGATACACCTGCCTTGCCTAGCCATACGAGCGCATGCCCCGGCAAATCCTGATTGCAGTCGTATGGCAACTGAACTGATTTTGAACGCCATGCATTGACCTCCTGAGTTTCTTGCAGCAACTCTTTCAAGCTACGCTGTATTGGGATACTTCCACATTCGCCACACCTGAAGCACTTGAACTGCATGGCACTACCAGTACGATGCAGGCTTAGGCTATTGTCAGGGCCACAGCATTGTACTCTAGTGCGTGCGCCGATAGGCAGTCTTTCAATGTAACTCTGAGCTATTGTTCTAGGCATACATCCTCCTCGCAAAAAATAGCCCTGAATCCATTAGCGTTTCAAGCTAGAGAACTCAGGACTATTAGTACAAGCTCGTACAAAGTGCAACTGTACTCAAGGGAGGACAGCTCTTTCGAGTTGCACAAGCTGCACGAGCCTGTACTGAAAGCCCCGTGCTGGCTTACTCCTAAGAGGAAAGCACGGGGCTGGGAACTATCGCCTACGCCAGCGGATCAGCGTCAAGGTCGATCTCGGAAGCATCGACTTCCGGGGATTCATCAGCAACACTCACGCCTGCACCAGCGGCATAGAACTGCTTGCTGGGCTTGTGAATGATACCAGCGGCCACGCCCTTGTTCAACCATGCGCGGAAGGTAGCGGCGGTGGGAACAGGACCGAAGGCACGAGAGTACACGGCCATGAGCTGCGTGATGTTCAGCGGACCGGGGCAAGACGGGTCTTCGAGAATCTCAGCGAGGTGCTTGGCCTGCTCGGATACATCGGACACGAACTTGTCTTTCAGTTCGGGGGCGAGGTCGTCAACATTCAAGAAGTCGAAATTAAACTTGGACATGGTTTTCCTCCTAGGAAAAGTTTATTGGTTGGTATTCAAAAGCAAGAGTGCAGGCTGTACGCTCTGGTCCGCGTCCCTGTATTGGGTGCGAGGGTGCATGAACACTGACGTACAGGCCGCGCCTCTGTTGTACTAATAAGGGTGGTCTATTACTGTACTTATTTATAACACTTGGTTGCTATTTGCCTCCGATAGCTTCGTCAATTGCTTCATCCAGTTCGTCGATGTCTTCCTGCAACGACTCAAGTTCGCCTTTCTCGTAGTTGAGATCATTGCGAGCTTTACGGAGCGCTTCTTCAGCTTCAATTACAGCCTTACTTGCTGCCTGTACATCTTCCTCGTATGACTCGCGCTGCGCTGTCAACTCAGAGAGTTTAGCACGCAAGTTCTTTACCTTGTCAGACTCGCGCAGTTCACACAACTCCATCAAGCACACCACAACGCGGGTGAGGGCGGCGTAGTCTGCTCCGTCAACTTCAGGCCAGTCCCCAGACTTGGGACCATACCCGTACAACATACTACAAAAACTGTACTTGTCGAGCTTCAACTCAGTGAATATGTAGTCATTCGCCAGATATTCAGAGGCATTCAGGTACAGCCCATCCGAGTACATTTCCGGGCGCCCCTCAACCATGTACTCAGTAGTTGTTCCGGGAAACAGGATTCTTGTACCGTTACGCAACCCGAACTCCCGCACCATAGCTGCGCTTGTGAGTACATCCGGGACTTTGGGTTTGGACTGTCTTTCTATCTCTTCGTACAGCGCGATGCACAATCGTGTGAGGGCTGCGAAATCTTTACAATGTGCGTACGGCCATACACCATAGCGGCCAGTGTCGTACCCGTACGCCGTGCGAGCTAGCTGTTCCTTGTTGACGCCGAGTGCATCAAAGATACGTGCGTTGTCACTATCTACACAAGTCAAGTAGTCTGACCGCACACCGTACTTCAGCGTGATGTCATGCACATTGAATACAACGTAATCATCCTGCTTCAACACATTTCCGACCAGCTCTTCCTTGCTTGTAAAAGTCTTCTGCATACGTACTTCCTCCTCGGTTACAGGATTGACTGACTTGTTGAATCTTGGATCATTGCGGATGGCGTGAACACACCGCACGAGCTGCTGCATAGTCATGCACGGCCATGAGCCGCCGGGCTTAATGCTGGGATCGACAGACTTGAAGAACTCTTCTACGTCTTGATTATGGAGTCCAGCATCGAAGAACATCTGCAAATTATGCGCTGGTACATCGCGGTGCAACCAATAGTACCCGTCTTCAAATGTTACTTTGTGCTCTTTACCTCCGAGGACAATCTTGTCGTCCTTCTTCAAGGCAGGCTCGAAGTTACTGTACATGCTGCACGGTGCGCATGGCTCTTCCGAAAAACGCAACTCATGGAACATACAATCCGCACAACGCTTGTCACTCCATCTTACATCCGACATAAATCCTCCTAATAGTCCTTGTTTCCTTCACGTAGTTCGTCGCCAATTCGACGCACCCCAGCCTTAGTTTCAGCGAGTCCAGCTAGACGCTGGAACTTGTTGTACAGCTTGCCCCTATTCCGATCCGTTTCTATAACTCCCCTCTTGGTCTGCACGAAAAACAGCTGCGTTGAAATGTCAGAATTGAATACACGATAACCGAACACACCTGCGCTGCTGCGCTCAAGGATAAAGGTCTGCATATTACAATACCCCCGCCTGCTGCACGATACATGCTAGTGCGAACAAGGGACCAGCCGATCCTAGTGCGATCCAGAGTAAAGTTTTCATGCCGCCACCCACGCCTGTCCGTTCAAGTACGTGTACGAATCCGGGCGATTATCCCCGTCGAACTCAACCTTGTACAAGTCTCTGCCTATGCGTTCCGGTGCACGATACACTTGTGGAAAATACTGCATATAGTGCAAATACACTCCGTAATCATCACGAATCAAGACGCACTCCTGATCGTAGTACACACCAAGGTCGAGTATAGTCTTGATTGCAGACGCATCCTGCACGACGACTACGAACGAGTGTTCAGACTCCCCCTTGTAAAAGCACAAGGCAGGCGCGAATCGAATCTGGCCTTGTCTGGCGAGTACATCAAGGTCCATGCGAAGCATCTTCTTACGGGCGAGATTGGCCGCAATTCCCCTATCGGAACGAGCGGCGCTGATTATCATAACAGTTTCACGAGTGCGCATGTTATACCTCCATTACAGGTATGCTTTTATTTTATCGACGGCTATTCTTATTCCGAGAATAGTGCTACCAGATAACACCAGTCCGGTATCCTCTACCGACTCAAGTTTAGAAACAACACTTTCTAAATGCGAAAGAATAGAGGATTCCAGCTTGCTTTGTTCTTTTATGTCCCACAGTAAATCGAAGATATACGGCAATTCTTCTGGCACGCTTATATCTCCTGACTTTCTTCGAGTTTATCCCACATGTACGACACAAGCATGGCGACGAATACCAGCACTAATCCAGCGATGCCAAGTCCCTTGGCGAACGTAGCGGCATCATCATAAAAAGGATACATGAACCAAACGAGCCAAAGCCAGCCCGCCGCTTGCAATGCTACGCCGAGTATGCGTTGAACGCGCTTCGCTCGACGCTGGCCGAGCCTAACTTCATCACGCCAGCCCTGGTCGATGAGCGTGGCTTCCCTATAAATTCGACGGTTCTTTCGTGTCTTTTTCACAGTATCCTCCATGCTTTACGGTTAATCGAACGATAAAAGGCCGGATACGGTTGTGCATCCGGCCTTCAAGGTAGTATTAACTTGATTTACTTCTTTGCGCTTTTCTTCTCAAATATAGTCGGATCAGCCTTGACCATAATCTTTTCGATATCGGCAAGCAATTTCAGCTCGTCGGCGG